GAGCATTAATCCGCTCCATATCCAGAGCGTCGCGCTGTTCACCGAGAGACATGCGACGACGGACGGCCTCAGTGCGGCGGGCCTGCTGTTCGGCAAGGTTCTGCGTCAGCGCATTGCCGACCGCGACACCGAGAAACGGAGACTGGTTCGACATCAGAGACGCTCCGAGCCGCTGCAAGGTCTGACCGATGGACGGCTTCTCGAATCGCGCGAGTTCGCTTTCCTGATCGGCAATGCGCTGCTCACGGCGGCCCATGATTTCAGCCATGCGAGGATCAGTGCCGGTATCGGCAGCGGCGATGCGCTCCATCAACATGCGACGCGCCTTAGCCATGGCATCTTCAGGTGCGCCGGTTCCCATGGCGGGAACTGAGCCGTAACGCTGGTTCAACATCGTTTGATATGGGCTAACGGAAGCCATGATTAATTCCTCCGAAACAGGTCGGCCAGCGTCCCGATGCCGGCAGCAACAGCGCCGATGTTCGACGCCGTGGTGTTCGGGCCGGGCTGACTCTGCGCCGTGGAAATCGGAACCTTAAGCGTGTTCCCGATGCCAGCAAGGCGCTCGGTCTGCTGGAACGGAAAGTCACGCTGCTGCTGGAAGTCTTGATAGGCAAGGTCGGCAGACCGCTGCATCATGCCCTGCTGTTGACCGCCGATGCCAGACAGTGAAGCAACGTCGGCCTGCTGTGCAGCCTGAAGATCACGACCAAGACCGGCCTGCATCTGGCCCACCTGCATTTGGCGATAGAGGTCGGACGCGCCAAGCTGGCCAACAGCCTGCCCAGCGGAGAGCGCGCGGCTCGCGTCATTCTGGAAGATGTTCGCAGCCTGGTTATAGCCCTGATTGAGCAACTCGGCCTGCTGACGCATGGCAGATTCATTCGTGTCACGCAGCGCGCGGGCGGTGAACTCTGCATTGCGGTCGCCGCCGAACGTGCCGCCACCAACGAAGGTCTGGTTGACCTGCGGCAGTAGATTTTCACGCAGGTTGCGCGCGGCCAGCGTGCCGACGTTATTGACCACCGCATCGGTATACGGGTTCATGTAGGACTGCGCGGCCTGCGGAAACGTCTGCGTGCCCTGCTGGAAGAACGGCTGGGCCATCTGACTGGCGGAGCCTTCAGCCGCACGGTTCAGCGTCTGCGCGCCCTGCTGGAAGAACGGCTGGAATGAGCCGACGTTCTGCCGAGCCATGCCGAACGCCTGCTGCTGGTCTCCGGTGAACGGAGCAATGCGCGGCGCTTGGTATTGCTGATACGGTTCCGCCGTGGTCGAATAGGCGCGACCAAGGACGTTCTGGGCGAACTGGTTATACCATTCGGGCAGGGCCTGCTGGCTGGTCGTGGTGATGGTGGACATTACTTGACGGCTCCCAGAAGTGATTTTACACTTTTTTGTGGCGGCGCGATAGTCTTAACACGCTTCCGTCCAGCGCGCTTGCGAATCAGTTCGCGCATTTCGTTGAGCCGGCGAGCGCCTTCATTGTTGCTGCCGTCGCCAAGATCAGAGACGGTCTGCGCGTCAATGACGTATTCACCGTCTGACAGTCGCGCATCAATCAGGTCGTCCTGCCCGCCGCCGATGCCGCGTGCGTGGCCGCCGTCCTTGAAACGAGGTGTTGGCGACTGCGGCTCTGGAAGGATGCTCGCTCGTTCTGCCCCAATGCCAGTCTGAAACTGCGGGGTCGCATCACTAAAGAACCGGAACTCGCCGCCGGTCTGCCCGTAGGTGAACGGGTCGAATGTCGGCGTGATCTGCTGGCGGTTGAGCGGCTGATAGGACACGAGGCCGCGATTGGGGTTGAGGCCGTCACCAATGCCGGTATTGCCGCCACTACCGCCGAGCAGGCCGGCAAGCCCTTGAATGGTAGACAGGCCGCCGAGACCGGCTTGCAGATAGTCAGCGACGCCCATGCCCGCGCCGCCCGTTGCCGTGGTTCCAAGGCCGGCGGTTTCAGGACTGTTCGGGAATTGCGTGTCGATGCGCGGAGACTCCACGCCAGCGTTCATCGCGGCGTCCTGCATGGCCGGCGTGATTGACGGGCCAGTGCCGAGAGCGGCGGCAGCGGCACCGATGGCAGGGATTGCAGCGAGTCCGAGGCCAGATGCGAGACCGGACGCAGCCTTGGGAGTGACTACGTTAATCATGGTCTCTCCGGGTTGGAGAGCGAATGGTTCCTCGTCGGGCGCTGCTTCGGGGGCGGAGTCGCCAATCATTCCCGCGTTGTCGCTAAGGAACTGGTCGAAGACGCCACTCACCGCCGAGCCACCCAGACCGGCAAGACCGGACGCGAGGCCGGACGCAATCTTGGGTGCCGCGACGTTAATCAGGGTTTCACCGGGCAGGAGAGCGAACGGCGCTGTGGAGGACAGGGCGGAACCCAAGCCCGAAAGGGAAGGGGCGGCGAAGCTATGGATAGCGGTAGACGGGACAGCAAACGGCGCACCCGCAAAAGAAAGCGTCGTGCCGCCACCACCAGAACCCGCAGGCGCTGCCGCACCGAGTCCGCTCAGCGCGCCAGCGGTAACGCCGGTTATGGCACCTTTAATCAGAGCGTTCTCAAGGTTGCTTCCGGTTCCAAGACTGCCCGCCACAGAGCCAATCCCGGCACCGAGTCCGGTTCCTATAGCGCCGCCGCCGAGAAATGGTGCAAGCGTTCCGCCAGAGATTGCAGCGAGAGCCATGGGCAGAAGAGTGCCCAACTGGCCCGTGTTGTTTTCTCGGTTCGCATATACATCTGTAAACCCTGTTGCCGGGCCTCCGTCCGGGGTGGCCGTCCGGACTTCCTGCTGGAGACGGACATCAACACTAGCGCCACCGCCCTTTGAGATTTCGTTGGCTTGGGCAACCAGAGCCGCGACTTCCTGCGGAGTCGATGCGGAGCCGATCACTTTGCCGCCAACCGTCAGCCTGTAGTTGGTGCCAGGCAACGGCTGAAAATCGAGCGACTCATATTCCTTGTTTCCTTCCAAGGAAAGAATAGGGGCGTCCTGCGCATAATCGTATAGAGAGCCTGAAATGCCAGAGCCAGCCGCGCTCAACTGACCGGGTTGGCCAATCATAAGACCGCCAGGCACATTAATTCCGGTCTGCACTCTCTGCCGCATAAGCGCGGCGGCGGACTGCAAGTCAGCAACCTGCTGCGGCGTCAGGGTAGGCGGACTAGAAGCCATCGTTCAGAACCTCAATCAATCTCGCCGCCCAATCGCGCCAATCGGAAAACTGAAATGGCAGTGGCGCTCCAAGCGATGCGATGTTGTCAAGTGATACTACACTAGAAGCCCAAGATTTCCAATCACCATCTGAATCTGGAATCGGAATCTGCCCATAGGCTTCGAGCGATGGAGTGCTGAACGAAGCCCATGAAACGAATGAGGGCATGTAGTATGGGTTGATGCTCACGACTGAACCCGCGAATCTGCCGGGCCAATGTGCGCAATCGTCTTGCCCATCTGATAATCGCCGCCGACATCGTTGCTCTCGAAGCGCAGCCGCAGGTGGCGACGCACCTCTTTCATCTTAACGACCTGCTCTGCCGGTGTCATTGCCACAGCGGGGAAGGTCTGCGGCGCGGAGATAACGTCTTGCGATTTCGTATTGATATATCCAGAAACCTGCACGGTCATGTTTCCGGTCTGCACGAAGTCTGGCTCGACAGCGGTGATACGCATGGCAGCGTTGGTCGGCGGCTCTGAGGTCAGAAGCGTCAGGTCGCCCGTCTCAAAGTAGCTGCGGATCGCAGACATTGATGCGCCGTCAATGGCATCGACGCCGACCTCGTGACGCCACACCTTGTATTTCGACGACACGGCCTGCACGCCAGCAAGCAATGGTGAGCGGAACACCTGCGCATAGAGGCCGGCGCTGCGGCCACCTTCAGGCAGCGGCGTGTCATACCAGGTATTTTCGCGGACGTTATAGATGACCGCATGGTTGCACTCGGTTGCTGACCCCTTAGGGAAACACCACCAGATTTCACCGAAGCGCGGAACCTTGAACGCGAACACCTTATTGGCGACCGCATAGTTCAGATTGTCAAAGAAGAAATTAACATTCAGTTCATTCGGAACATCGCGGACTGTGCCGTTGTATAGAATGAAACGGTCGAGTCCGCACCAATAGAACACGCCGTCGTATTCGATGACGCTGTTCGAGGACAGGATCGAGGTCTGTGACGTGATAGTGTCGAATGCGAAGATGCCGGGATTGCCGACGTAGGAGCAGCGCACGAGACTGTTCAGCGTCCAGAACAGGCCGGCAGGGGCTTGGCCGCCGCCGCGCAGAGGAAGGCCTTTGACGATCTTGGCGCTGTCAATAGTCGCGTTGCCTGCGTCGCCCGTGGCAAAGTCGGTCGGGTTGCCTACATCGCTCCACTTGACGATGCCATTGTTCCCGTAGATGAACAGATATGGATGCAGAACGACGCAGCCGCCGGAAACGGATTGCCCAACGCTGGTCAGCGCGGCAGTCGTGTAGATATTGCCGTAGTAAACCGGGAAGTCTGTTGCGTCGGAAATGTCAGCCAGAGTCCGGCTTGGATGCGCAAACAGAAGCATATTGCCCGTGCCGGCAGAGTCGCGCATGGCGTCAATCTGCCAGTTGTAATTCGCGTCAACAACGAACCCCGCCGGAGTTCGAGCGATGGGGGCTGAGGTGTTTCCCGTGTTGTCTATAGTGAAAGCGTCAATGCCGACATTGTGACCGGCGTGCGTGTATACAAGGCCGCCCTGCGCTTGTGTGTGAAACTGGCGCACGATGCCATTAATGTATGGATTGATGTTCCGATAGCCGCCAATCTTCCGAGGCAGGCCGCGCTGAAAACGAACCCACTCGCCGTCAGTGTAGAACCCGCCGTCAAAGCGGGAGCCGTCGCGCTTGATGCCGGGCTGACTGCGGATAACGACTGGCTGTTCCATTAGGTCGCCTCCACCTGAAGCGTGATGGTCGCGGTCGCTTGCACGGTCGATGTGGCCACGTCGCGGATTGAGACGGTGAGGGTGCGCGAAAAGAATGCGCCCGAAGCGGAAGAGGAGAGTTCCCACGTCCGCGTCGTGCCGAGGTTAGACCAGACTCCAGCGCCAGTCGGGCCTGTAAACGTGCCGCCGCTACCTGTTACCGTCACTTCGACTTCGTAATCCGAGAACCCAGACAGAGGAGAAATCCAGTTGCCAATGGTCGTTGCCGAACCGTTCACGATGGTCTGGATTGCGCCGGCATCGGTCAGGCGATAGCCCGCGCTGGCCGGATTGTTTACGCCAACGTCGGAGACGGTCTGGTTGGAAATAGAGATGACGGGGGCGCGGTTATAATATCGCTGCCACGTCCCAGAAACGCGCGTCCACGCCTCCTGCACGGGCTGCCATACACCAGACACGCGGACGCTGGGATCGACGATGTCCCTCCATGTTCCACCGTCTCGCGCGTGCCACGGCATTAGTAGCGCAGCCAGATGTCGCCATCAGCGCCGCCGGAGGGCGTTGACGTGCTGATGGTCACGGCACGATATGCGTTGGTGCCGATCAGGTTTCCATTGACCGCAAAGCCTCCGGCACCGTTCCACGTCCCAAGGCCTGCCGATGTGACAGCGAGATTGGCCAACTCCGAAGAGGCTGCGCTGTTGGTGAATTGCAGATAAGCGGGGGTTGCTGCAACTGGAGCGCGAATGCGAACGCCGCCCGTTGAGGAGGAGCCTGGCGACTGTGCGTCAACAAGTCCTGAAGTGGTCACGTTGCCGGTGACGCTGACATTCGAGCCGTCGTCCGTAATAATCGACGCCGTGAATGCCGAGGTGCCATTGGCGCGGACAAGCCTGTTAGCCGTGATCGACGCAGCGCCGCTGCCGCCGTTTGCCACGCCAAGAACGCCGGTCACGTCCGCACTGCCCAGAGCAATAACCCCGGTCGTGAACGCCGAAGTCCCGTTGCCGCGCACTATGCCTGTCAACGTCGTCGCGCCAGTCCCACCGTTCGCCACAGAGAGCGCGGTGCCAGACCAGTTCGTGTTATTAATCGTGCTGACGGTCGCTAGAGAGCCAAGTCCAAGCGCCGTCCGCGCCGCAGAGGTGTCAACAGCGGTGAATAGCGCATCGCCCGTGGCCGTGCTGCCAAGCGCCGTCCGCGCGCCCCCCGCAGTCGCAGCGCCCGTGCCGCCGTTTGCAATCGCCAGTGTGCCAGTCATGGTCAATGTGCCGCTGGTCGTGATTGGGCCGCCGGTAAATGAGAGTCCCGTTGTGCCTCCGCTTGCGTTCACAGATGAAACAGTGCCGCCCCCAGAGCCAGCACCGATAGCCGTCAGGAACGCGGCAGCGTCAAGCGCGCTCACTGTGTTGTCGGCGTTCAACCGCAGGAACCGAATCGCGGATGGGTTCGTCAGGGTCAACAGATTTCCGCCAACCGTGGTGCCGCCGATGGTCGTTCGTGCCGCAGCAGCATCCGCAGCGATGAACAGCGCATCGCCGGTTACAGTGCTGCCCAGCGTAGACCGCGCCCCAGATGCGGAGGCAGCCGTGAACAGTGCGCCGCCGGTTGCTGTAGCGCCGAGATTGACGCGCGCACCAGAGGCGGTCGTCGAACCCGTGCCGCCCTGACTAACAGACAGTGGGAGCGAGATGCCGGCGGTGTCCGCGTCAATGACGTTCGTGCCGTCGCTATACAGAATCGCGCGCTGGTTGCGGCCAATCGTGACGCCGGTTCCAGCCGAGGTCTTCATTTCAATCGTGTAGGGATCGGAAGCCAGGTCTGTTTCGTTCGATACCCAATACTGTTGCACAGTCGCGGGCACGATGACGACCATGTTGCCGGTGATCGTTCCCGTGAAGCGATAGGCAATCCGGTTCAGGTTCGCGCCGGCCAGCGTATACGGCGACGACACGCTGGTAAGATTGATCGACACGAAATCAAACGTGAACGTCGCACTCTGGCCAAGGCCGACTGTGAAATAATTGCTGCCGTCACAGAACAGGATGGCGCTATCGCCGGGATTCAGGATCAGCGTTGAGCCGCCGTTAATAACCTGCCCGCCGACGCTGGTATCAATGGTCAGGCCGCCGCTCCCGCTGTTCCGCAGATGGATGAACCAATCGTTGCCAACCACAGCGGTAGACGGCAGTGTGAATGTTCCAGCGCCGCCCGTCCAGTTGAACACCTCGGAGCGGTCGTCTGTGCTTGCGGAGTAGTTGATGCTCAGCGCGGTGGCTGACATGGCCTGATTGAGCGTCGAGCCGATAGCCTTGATGCCAGCGCCGACGAGTGACCCGGCCGTGGCAGACGACGTTCCAGCGCCGAACTGCACCGTGCGCCATGTTCCGTTCGCGGTTGCGTTGCTGGTCAGGATAATCTGCCACGCCAAACCCGGAGCGATGCTGACGATAGTGCTGCCGCTGCTGTTTGCCACGTTAAACGAGAACGAGCCGGCGTTGAAAAACAGGATGATCTGCCCAACCGAAACCTCATTGGCAGGCGGCATGACCACCGAATAGCCAGACGAGTTCGGCGTCACGTCCATAATATCAGCAACCACGTCTTCCGTCGTCGCCGTTTCAAGCGGCCACGCGAGAGTTACGTTGCTGTTCAGCGTGATCGCGCGATACAACGCACTGGATGGATAAATGGTCGTGCCGCCAAAAACCGAAGTAAAGGTCATCTGTTAAGCCTCACGTCGCACGATTGAGCGGTCAACAATCTGCCGCTGATCTTCGCCGTTGATTGCAGCGATGGAGCGATTATACAGCCCTTCCCACACCTGAAGGCGCTGGTCGTTCTTCAGGAACGGAGTCGCTTCAAGCAGGGACGCATACAACAGCGCGTCCGGTGTGTAGTCCGTCCAATAATTCGTCTGATGTGCGTCTTCCAGGTAGGCCGGGTTCTCGTGGTAGATGACTTCATACGGAATTGCACCGTTCGGAGTCGGGCCGAACAGCCAGTGGCTATACTGATAGTCGGCATAATATTTCGGGGTGCCCGTTACAGTCGGGTCTGGATGCACTGCGCGGACGAACTCATAGGATCGCGGCGTTAGCGTGACGCGCCGGTTCGCAGGGTCGCCCGTGCCAATGTTGATCGAGATGGTTTCCCGCCAGCGGTCGGGCTTGGCGTAAACGCTGCTACTGGAAATCATCGAAGACGACACCACGGCAATCGTTCCAAGGATTTTCACCTCACGGCCAAGGCGGCGCTCTGCGAGGTTAATCAGTTTCGGAAGCTGCTCAAACACAGTCGGGTCAGTCGTATCCCCGCGCTCCAGATAGGCGCGCAGATCGTCTTGCAGACTGGTAAAGGTCATGGCGGTGGGCATTGACGCACTATAACATAGTAGTTGACGGGAGGGAAGCGTTTGCGATACAAGCGCCATCCCTCCCCATCCGGGCTAAACTCAACCTCTCTCGCATCAGCAGGGTGGGGAGGGAATCAAAAAATTCCCAGAAACCTCCGCTTCTTTCCGTTGAGCGAGTCGTATATCTCGCGCTCCCGTTTTTCGCAGGCTGCAATCACAGAGCGGATATACACCTTGTCCGTGTTTGCCGTTTCCAGTTTCCCGGTTTGGCCGACAAATGCAGCGGCCCATTCACGCTGGCTCTCGGCGCGAGAGACATCGACGCCCTGCACCATAGACCACGCCTCTGCGGCGACGAACTCACTGCACTTTACAGGCGGGATGGTCAGCCGGGTAACTGTGGTTGAACATGCAGGCAGCAGCGCGAGCAGCATCAGAAGCGTCAGCGTCAGTAGGAGCCTGCAATACTGATGTGACCCCAGCAGGCACTCGCTCTTCAATGATACGTTTTTCCACATAGTATCTCTCCGTTTCCTTGCGCACGTCCGTCGCCGCTTCCTGTCGCTTTTCCGCAACAGTCTGTTGATTTTCTGCATCAGTCACAGCAAGCCGCATCTTTCCCGGCGCGATGAATACCTGGTAGATCAGGATGCCGCCGAGAGCGAATCCAGCAAACGCAAACAGATAGCGCGCGATGGTTTTATGGGTATCGGTGAACGTCATTGACTCACCGATCCATCGGGCACCAGCGCCGCAAGGAAGGCCGCTGCCGCCGCGATGTAGCCCCACGGAATATCGAGAGCAGCACCAGCAGACGCAGCCGCTCCTAGTGCGAGCCATGTGCTGCGCTCGTTCAAGCGGGCCTTCATATACTTAATCATTCCACCACCTCAAGATCGTGGTCGCCAGATTTCCAGATGCGCTCACGAATGACGCGCGGCAGGATGATGCAGCCGCTCGATGCTGTGCCGGGAGCGCGGACAGAATCCCCGTGAATCTGAAACGCAGATCGTCCCGTTGTGTCGTGCCGCGTGTCGTTCGGCGTTGCGTCAATGGGGTATAAATCCATGGCGTATGGCCCGGTTCGCTGACTCGTTCGCGGCGTGCCAATGCGATAGTGCCCACGCGGTAGAGGGCCAACGCCAGCGACACCTTGCAGAGCCGGATTGTTGCGGCCACGGCCTTTGCCTGCATAGCCCGAAGAAATGCGGGAGCCGTTGTGACTCAGCGTCCCGGCACTCTGATCCCATGTCCACATTCATCATTCTCCCGTATCGGAATCCGTAGTGCCAGAGCGGGTCGAACACATGCCGGATTCCTCTTGCTCGATCAGGAAGTCCAGATAGTGGCGGGCCTTCTTCAAGTCTGCCAGTCCACCTTTGTCCTTCCAGCGCGTGACGTATTTTATCACGTTCCCCTCGCAAAATCCAATCCCGTTTGCGAGGATGAACTCGATAGGCTGAATGGACTTGGAGCGATAGTGGTCGCCGCCAACTTGGGTGAAGAGGGCGCTCATTAAATCATATCCAGATTAACACGGCTGCGCGCAATCTCGCCATACTCTCGATGATACGAAATCACCTTCATGTCCCGCTTGCTGCGATAACCTGACTTGCGGTGCCATGCGTCGGTTGCGGCCAGCGTCCGGTGTGTCTCGACTGTGCAGCCAACGAGGTCGGTTGAGCGGTCGTGGTGGAAGTGGCCACGGTGAAACACGCGATGCTTCGTGCGGCCCCACGCTTCCGGCTCGTCGTGCGCCATGATGGCCGGAAGGTCGTTCTCTTTTGCTCCATCGCCGTGGGTGAAGCCGATCAGGTTCTTGCCGAACTCGTAGAAGTGATAGTATGCCGCAGGGTTAACAACCTTCACGCGCGGGTTGTTGTGAAAATACATATCGAGCGCCACGGCCATAGCGATGGCGGAAACGTCGTCGTGGTTTCCTCTCTCGTTAAAAACGATAACCTCACTGTGTTTTTCCAGCATCCGGTAAACCAAGTGAACCATCGTCCATCCGCCGACACGAAGAACCTCGTGCCATCGGCCATCAACATCAAGCGGGTTTCCGCTCTGCTTGGTTCGGGCGCTGTTGTCGTCGGCGTGAAAAAAGTCACCGAGGTTAGCGAGGATGGCGGTCTTTGCGGGCGGCGCAGTTGAGACAAGTCGATCAACGACTCCCTTCGTGTTTGCTTCTGCAATCTTCAGGTCGAAGTTCTCGCCGGCCTCTGGCGCATGGGCTTTCATGCCGAAGTGCGGGTCTCCCATGGGGTAGACGCAGAGCATGTCTTCATCGACGACGCTGGCATGTGAAACCTCTGGGCCGGGGGGCTTTCCTTCGCAAATGCCTTCGACAAAGGCGCGAATGTTTTCCGCAATCTGCGCGCGCTCCGGCGACTCGATAACCCACCGTTGGCCCACAGAGCCATCGGCTCGATAGTTCGTGCTGATGCGCTTGATGACATTCCCTGCCAGCGCGGGAGAAAGTGGAACCTCGTCGCCGGTTGCTGACTGCTTAACAGAAAATCCCTTGAGACTGCCATCTGCTGCGTATTGGTCTGTGACTTCTCGGATTTCCATGCCCGGCAGTGGGGCCATGGCGCCGCGATTTCCGATGGTGCGCGACAGGTGGCGCTTGACGGCGTTATCTACTGCGGTCTTACTGGTTCCCAATTCTCTCGCCGCCGCCCGCCTGCTTCCAACTCTTTCCGCAAGCGCGGCAATCTCCGCATCGCGTGCGGGGTCAATGTCATGTTGATTCGGCAAGTGCCTGCTCCTGTCAGGTTGACAGGCCCAACCACTTCAATGCGCCATTGGCAACAGCGGCGATCAGACCTGCAAGGAAAGTGAACGTAATGCCTATTCCAACGCCTACTCCAACGAGGTGCGAGCGCGCCTCTTTCAGTTCTGCGATTTCGTTTCGCAGTCCCGCAATCTCCGTGTCCAACTTTTTCTCGAACCTGTCAAGCCTTTCCGGCAGCGGATTCAATATCGCAGCCAGTCCGCCGATTTGCTGACCGAGTTCATAGTGAGATGGTTGTGTCATTTTTGTCGCAGTCTATTAATACGCCGGAACAACGGGCGCGGTAAACGTCGCCACCACAGCGCCGGTCGCCGGGATGCTGCCAAAACTACCGAGGTTGCTCCATGCCGCGCCCGCGCCGTCAAAATAGAACTCTGGCTGGGTGCCTGTTGGGGTTGCGCCCAAACTGCCTAGATCAACCGGGTTGCCGGCAAGAGCGAATTTCTCCCGATTGGCCGTTACAGTTAGGTCAAGCGTTTGCGTCGGGCTGATCCACATATGGCCAATGTCGCCAATCCAAGGCCCGGTGCCCGGCGACTGCGCGCCAATGCCGATGCGGGTCAGGTTGGTGCCGGCTTGGTCAAGTGTGGCGTAGGTCATGGTGGCAACTGCCACGTTGTTCACATAAACCCGCGCAGTCCCACCACTGGCGGCGATCATCACATGATACCATGTATTGATGGCAAACTGCGTTGCGCCGCCGTTGGCCGTGAACGACACGGTGTCAGTCGCCGTGTTGTTGTTCAGTCGCAGTGTAAGCCGACCAGAGGATGCGGTCAGCAACTCCCATGTGGTTGTGCTGCTCACCCGGAACTGGAAAATGCGCCGCGTAGTTGCGTTCCAAGACGTGTCCGCCGAACGTATCCACATGCTGGCGAGCAAGTCGCTACCCGCCGGGACAACCACGCTTTCATTGTTGAAATAGTCCCCACCGTCAAAATACACAGCGCGGGCGGTGAAGGGTGGAGCCGGCACCGGAACAAGCGTATCCGTCTGCAAAGGACGCACCGCAACACCGGGGAAGGGATATGTCGCCGTCACGTCCCGATATGCTGGGATTGTTTCGATCAGCATGTCCAGTTCAACGCCAATATCGCGCGGGGTGAACAGGACGCCAGATGCGCCGCCGGCCAGATACCGGATGCTGTCACCAAAGGCAAAAGCCGTGGTGGGCGTAATCCGCACCTTGCCGCGCTTGGGGCTTCCACTGCCCGTGTCAGTGATTGTGACAGTGCCGCGCGTGTTGGCCGGATAGCTAACTTCGGCAGTGTTGAACACCGGCCTGTAACTACCAGACCGGCCAATCTCCATGCCGATAACATCTTGCCGGTGCGGCACAAGGGCGCTGACAGCCGCGCGGGTTTCCAGTATCCGGCGCGTTGTCAGCGTGCCGTTGTTTGGCAGCCTGACTAGAACATCGCACCAAGAGCCATCCGTAGCAGCTTCAAGGCTCTCGATATAAGGCTCATTGATTGTAAGCCCAGCCTCGCGGGCGATGGCGGCAAAGAACGGCCACATGAATGCAACCTGCCCGTCGCCGTCTCCAGCAATTCCTCCAGGCGGGTCAGTCGTCGGGTGCGTAGGGCCGCCGTCTGTGCCGGGCGAAACGTCATAGCGAAGGCTGAGCGGAGCCGGGCCGGAAATGACGCCAACGCTGGCCGCAAGGGGGTTGTCCGGCAAGTCCATTATGACCTGTCGGCGGGGCGCTCCCATTGTGCTGGTGACAGAGGTAAAGTTGGTTGCCTCAACAACGTCTGGTGGGTCGGTGGGGTAGGCGAAAACGTCAGACATGGGCGTGAGAACGGCCCACTTGGTATCTGACCGGGTAAACACGCCCCGGCCCTTCGCGGTCGTCGCGGCTTGGGCGTCCCAGATGCAATGGTCAACGCGGCGACTGATGACCGCATTGGTGGTGCCAAGCGTGAAATTCGCCCCGCTGCCATCGCTGCCAAAATACAGCGGCCAGAACGCATTGACAAAGTTCGCAGTGAAACCGCTGTCCGAGCGATACCAACACTCAAGCAAAAGGTCGGTGGGCTGGCCAGAGCCAGTTTCCGCCGCCGCAATCATGCCGGTGAAGTCGCTCCAATAGCGGCCATCGGGATCGGTTGCATCGTCTCCCAAGTCCACGCGCCCAGTGCCCGAAAAGCATGGCGTGGCAATGTGGAAGGACTTGCCCGGCAGCACGTAAGCCAGCGCGCAAGTCATGGCTGAAATGGCCGGGTTGACGCTGCGGGCAGTAGCAGCAGCTTGCGTGACCGGGGTGGTGACAATCGGGCCAAGAGCCACGGCTTGCGTGTAAACCGTAACCACGCCGCTGGGCACATTCGTCGGCTGCGGGATGATGTTATACGGGCCAGCAGGTGCGACGATGTAAAAAATCTCGGACTGCCCCATTACGGCAATGTTATAGACCGACTGTGCAGGGGTGGAACCACCAGTCGGAGACAGCCCGCCGCCCTCGCTGAACCCACCGAAGCCAGCCCAGAGGCCATTTCCAGAACTAAGGCTGGTCGATCCAGACCACAGACCGCTGGCCATTAACGGTCGCCCGGAGCGCCGGCCTGAAGCAGAATCATTCGCACGACGCCAGTGCCGGTCACGACCAACTTGGCGGCCATAGGCACGAAGCCGTAGTTCGACTGCCGACCCACGGTCTGCGACACCATGTTCGTGTCCGGGTGGGCATACCAGACCGGCGTGATTTCGGAGTCGTTCACATCGTTCAGGGTCTGCTGCACAGTCCACGTCGGACTGCCGCTCACCACGTCCACCTGAACGGAGACATTGGTGCCACCAAACGAATCAAGGATGGCTGCATTGCTGTCTCCAGCATTAGTGCGAGTAACGACGACACGGCGCATTTTTGACCTCCGAAAGTTGAATTACTATAGCAATTTTATTCCGGCGGGGGAAGGGGCGGGCGTGGATTTCTTACCGGAACAGGATCGTTTTTAATCAAAGGTCTTGCAAAATAAGGCTGTGGTTTATCGTAGCATGAACCACACACGAGAACGCCTGTGCCAACTGGAGCATCGCCGCCGCGAAACTCTTTCTGTTCACGCAGGTCGCGGTGGAAAACCTCAAAGCCGCAACGGTCACAGATGGCGCGCGGAGCCGGGTCTTTCCACGAAAAGCGGAATCGTTCTCGCCTCACCGGAAACTCAACGACGGCAAGAAGCGCATGGTCACGCGCTCACGGTCTTCGGTGATCGCCGTCCGATAGGCATTTACTGCCATGTCGGTCAGCATCGCCGCACGGTCTGGCGCAAACTTGACCGCCAACTTCGCAGCCAGTCCGGAAGCAATCGCTTCAAGCAGTCGGCCCGGCGCGTCAAGGCTATTCGTGAAATCACCAGCGTCCTGCTGTGTCCGCATCCGGTAATACAGCAGCGTCACCGTATTATCCTGCGGCACAGGCCAAACCTTCAGGGTCGGCGGATTCGTGCGCTCCAGATAAAACTGTGTCGGGCGGCCAGCAGTCTGCGCCTTGTTTGGCAGGGCCAGGTATTCGGCGCGGCTGATCGGGTTCACCATCAGGTCATTGTTCACGCCGCCCTGTGTTGTGCGCGTCGCGGCCTGAGTGATGTAGATGGTCGAGCGGTCGAGCGTGTAGGACTGCTGGCCAGTCAGCAGCGGCAGCGTCATAAGGTCAACGGCCCACAGGTTCGGGCCATTGTTCGCCCACTCGCTGAACATGAAGTTCAAGCTGCGACGGGCGCTGTCAATATCATTGCTGGTCAGTGATGCGGGGTCACGACCGATGCGCTCGAAGGCTTCGGTGATGACATCGACCTGTTCAGTCGTCTCGAAGGAATATGTTCCGCTGGTTGCCATTAGCAAGCCCACCGTTTACGGGCAAGGCGAAGGCGACTGTTCGGGTCTTTCGCCGCCTCTGGAAACTGTTTCATCTGGCCGGCAGAGCGAGCGCAGAACGACTTTTTGCGCGAGCCGCCCTCTGGCTGAGGAGGCTTCAGGTTGCTGCCGGTTGCGCTGTTATATGCCTTGCGCCCGGCCTCGGTCAGACCGCCGGACTTAGATTTATGCGCAGCCTTAAAATTGAAATCCGTCTTCTTCGTCATGTCGCACCTATCGAAGTGGGGCGACCCGAAGGCCGCCCCGTATCGTTACGCCTGAGTCACGCCGTAGGCCGTGACCTGAGTGCCGGTCTGAACATAGATGTAGACAGTCAGTCGGCGGGTGCCGTTGGCTGCACTCGGCGGCAAGAACGTGCCGCGAACATCGTCCGTAGTCGTGGTAGCTGGACTGGTCACGTCGCCGGCAGCGAAAGTGCCGGTCGTTACCTGTGCGCCATCCCATGCGGTAATGAGATAGTTGCGGCTGGTCACGCGGAACGGCAGGCCGAGAATGTCGGTGCTGCCGACCGATACGTTGTTCGCCGTCGCAGCCGAGATGGCAACGCGGGTCACGCGCCGGAACGCCTTCTGGCCGCTGACGGTCGTGCCAGCGTTGAACGCAATAAGCTCGGTCATCGGCTGGTTGTTGGCGTCGTAGCCAAACACGGTAGCGGTCTGGGTGGTGTCCCCACCGCCTGCCACGATTGACACGGCGCGCGGCACGTCGAATGTCGCCACGCCGCCGGAAGCGGATGCTCCGTTGATGGTCAGATTGCCCGCCCCAGCCACCGCCTGGGAGGCGGAAACGGCGGTTGCAGACAGGGCCACGGGAACCACGTCGTAACTAACCATTTCCACCAGCGGAACGCCAGCCCCGTCAAAAACGGGAAAAATATTACCAACGCGAACGCCGTCTGAGAAATGAGTCATATAGCCTCCATCGGTTAGGGGGAAGCCGAAGCCTCCCCCATTCCCGTTTTACGATGCGCCCTGAGAAGCCCAGCTAGCGCGGAAGTTCGAGACGCCGAACGAGTAACGCTCGATGGCCGACACCTTGATGCTCTTGGTGTCGAAATCGGTCGTCATGTCGGTCTCAACGGGATCGCGTTCAAAATACTTGAACCCGTTTTCGGCGTTCGTCATCAAATACCAGCCGTTCGGATCGGTCAGGAACTGGTTGACACGATAGCCCTGCGGAACGGTGCTGAGGCTATACATGGCGTTGATGTCGTTGTTCGCAGTGCTGGTGCGCAGTTCCGTCTTCAGCAGACGCTCGGCAGTGAACTGGAGTTCAGCCGGGACAATCAACTTCGTCGGCTTGACCATGACGCGGTTGCCGGCGATGTCGCGGAACTTCTGGGTGCCGATGACAGCCGCTTCCAGCGAGGCTTCGCTGAGGTCGGCCTGCACGGAGAAGGTGTTGGCCACCGTGCCGTTGTCAATCGGGTGCGCAGTGCTGAACAGAGCCTGACCGTCGCCCAGCGCAAACGCGCCAGCGGTGAAGCCGTTGTTCAGAACTGAAGCCGCCCGGATTTCCTTGGTCTGCTTCAGCGAGTTGCTGAGAGCCTTGGCCTGGTTCGGGAAGGCCGATTGATACAGGTTGTCACGCATCGCCTCGCGGGTGATGATGAAACCCAGGCCAATCGTCTGGTGGTTGTAGATGGTCGAGTAGCGTTCGCCAGAGTTGAGGTCATACGACACGCTGGCACCCTCAGTCTTCAACTGAGCAAGCGACAGGTAACGCATTTCCACATCGACTTCGGAGGCCATGTTCGACTTGTTCCGAGTGAAGATGTCGGCCCACTGGCCTTCATACATCGGATAGTCACCGAACACAGTCTTCAGACCGGGGCGGAGCAGGCTCTTGATTGCAGCGGTATTAACAGCCATTGTATTTCTCCCTTACACGCCGGTCGTGCCACCGCGATAGCGATGGTTGTTGATGGACACGAACCAGTTGGCGAAGTTGCCAACCGCATTGCCGGGGAAAGTGTCGAGGCCGCGAATCTTCACGTCCAGAGTGGCGGTAGTCGCCTCAGTGGTGTTGTTGATCGAAGCGCCGCTGTTACCGGTTACTGCGTTACCAGTGCCAATGGCAAGGTTCGCGTTCAGGCCAACGTCGGCCAGAGCAAGCGGGGCGCCCGCAGCGCCGGAACCATTGGTTTCCTGCACCGAGAAGATCACGTCCGGGTCGTCGATCACATAGGCAGTCGCCACCTGAGCGCCGAGCGTGGTAGCCGAAGCCACCCAGTTCGGGCTATTCACCGGCAGGCCGCCGGTAGCAGGGGTGAACTGACAGCCCCAGAACACGCCCACGAGGGCAGAGCCGGGGGTTGCGATGCCGAGGGTGCCGTCAGAGAGGACAGTCACCGGGTCGCCTTTGAACAGAGCCGTGTTGTAGCCCGAAGCAATCGGATAAGGATTCAGCGCGTCACTCCACGCCGAACCATCAGCCTTCTTGATCGGGACAAGGCCGTTGGGCGCATTAGTGCCATAAGCCATTGGGGTTTTCCCTTGAAAATGTTGCTTGGTTCGGCGGATACGTGACCGCTATCGCAGGGGCAGATACGTGACTGCTATCGAATATGCTTAATCATAGTGTGTCTTTGTGGCCACGTCAAACGAAAAAGAGCCGGCGCGCATTATACGAGCCGGCTCTTCGGGTTTTAGGCGGACGAAATCAGTCGCCTTGGAATCCGTGACTGATTGTGCCTCGATTTTCTCGGACATAACCGCCAGGCATATTCTCCAAGCCGGGAGTAGACTTCATGATTTCGAGGTTCTCACGGGCCAGCGCGGCGCGTTCGCGTTCGAGGCTGCGCTTCGGCTTTTCACACAGAACCGAGTCGCGGCTGACGATCAGGTTGGAGTCGTCGATACGCGAGGTCATACCGGGGAACAGGACGCCGCCAGAGTAGGATGGATGACGGTCGGCAGGAACCGGAATCCAGCCAGTGCGGGTGCGAGCGCGAACATTGTCCTGATCCTCCATGCCGCGAACGCTCATGCGAACCCAGCGGTATTCCATGTCGGATGGAATCTCGTTGGGGTCGATGTGCAGCGGCGAGGACTTAAACTCGTCAACGGAATAACGCTCGTCGGCGGAGCGGGTTTTGTCTGCGCGGGTGGGGCGACGGGCCATTAGATGTTCCTTGCGTAAGCAGCCCACGCCTGTTGCGGGGGCAGGTTGGGGCTAACAGCTTCGGCAATCTGCCTCTGCTCTGCGGACAGGCGGACAATGTTTTTCTTCGGCGCAGAGGCGGGGCCGGTCTGGCGAGAAACTGGCGCAACGGATTTATCAGTCCTCATGGCGGGCATCTTCCTCGCGGGAGGCGCATCGTCCTCTGGGTAGAGTTTATTGATGTGTTCGTCGATCAGAGTAAAATACTGCGGCGTGCCAATTTCATTCGCCTTGCCGTCGCGCTGGAGGCGCGCTTCCAGTTTCTGCGCGAAGGCGGTCGCGTCAATCGCCATCTCCTGATCGTAGTCAGGACTGTTGCGGTCGAACCAGGAGTTCGTTGTAACCCACGCATCCTTGACGGGATTGGACGGAGCCTGACGCTGCTGCGGGGCCTGGCGTTCCTGCTGCTGCGTTTGCTCTTGCTGACGCGGCTGACTGGCGCGGAACGCCTCGACGGCAGACAGGTCGGCAGACAGTTTCGCCAGTTTCGCAGTCGCTTCCGCCTCGGCGGAGTAGTCTCCAATGGTCTTGGCGTCCACGAGTTCGCGCTTGACGGACGTGAGTTCCGCCTTCAGAGCGTTCTCCATTGCACCGACCTGCACAGTTCGCTCGGTTGCCAACTGCTGGTCGCGCTCGGCGGCTCGGCGTTCTGCGTCAACGGCTCGCGCTTCAGCTTCTGCGGCTCGCTTGGCAAGGGCGGCAAGTCGTTCGTCGAGTCGGCTGCGGCGTCGAGGCTCCTCTTGCGCCGGCTCTGGTTCGGGTTCTTGAGCAACCTCAGGCTGCGGTTCATCCGGGTCTTCGACATCGACATCAACCTCTAGCGGCTGACCGTCTTCGGCGTCGAGGTCAATGTCGAACTCGCGCTCTTCCTGCTGTTCTTCTGGGACATCAATCATTGCCGACAGACTCCTTTGTTAGTTGATGAATCCTTTGCGCCATGGCGCAACGATCCAGCATTTCCTTGATGGCTTCCGAAATTTTGTGGCCGGCAGCCCTGTACAGAGCCGCCGAAAACTCGGACTCGCCTAACTCTGACAGCCCCTTTTGCGCTCTAGAGTAGTGAATAAACAAGGTGGCCTTATGGATTTCATCAGCTTCTTTTGCCAAACGCCAAAGGCGGTCAAACTCTTCTGCGTATACAGAAACGTGCGAGCCTTCGGCGATCCTAGAAAATTCGCTATCTAAAACCATTACAGTTTACTCGCGCTGTTGATGCTTTCGATTTCCGACGGGTCGCTGATAACCGCGAGAATGCGGTCATCTGGAATCAGCGCCATCGCTACGCCGCGATAGGAAAGCGCGATGGCCTCATACCGCTGGAACATCACGAAGTCGCCAACCTTGCACCACGGGCCAAGCGGATAACGCTCTACATCGCGGTAAGCGTCGGGGCCAAGGGCGCACACGAGACCGACGCCGCTGGTGAACTTGCGCTCGTCGCGGATTTCGTCGGGAAGGAAAAACTCTGTGCCGTTCGCGGCCTTGATCTTTTCCTCCGGCACCCAGACCTTGATGGCGACCATGTAGCCAGCCGGCGAAAGGTCAAGCGGCTTGCCGGTCAGGTCAATGAACTGCTTGTTGACCATGAACTGCGCGACAGGCTCTTCATGGCGCTCGATCTTACTGAGACCCTGCGCGCGGCCGGCGAGGTCGTTGATGCTCAGAAGCGGGATAGTGGTGGCCGCAATGTCCCATTGAATCGGTCGGGAATCACCCTCTTCGGCGTATGTTCTGACACCTTCAGTCATTCTGTTTCTCCATCTTAAACAAATCTTTATACGTCTGCGTCGCCACGGAAATCATCTCCTCAATGGTTCGTGCGCGACTGGCCAATTCGATGGCCGTCATTGCAATCTCTTCGCTGGTCGAGGCCGGGGTAAATGAAGCGCCGCTTCCTGATGCCCGCCTGAAGCCAACTGTTGCCTGATGTTCTCTCGTCCTGGTAAGTAAATCCTGAAGCGCATTGTGCAGGTTTCTAGCGTATATGTCAAGTGTTTGCATACGTGATCTTTCTATACGCGCGGCAGTCCCTTCATCTTCCGAATGCTCACGCCACCCTTGCGAACAGACGGCCCCTTAACGCGGACAGCGCCGGTCTTACTTGGGCGGAGTCTGATGCGGGGTGGCTTCATTTCTTCTTCGCGGCCCGCATATTGTCAACTAGATTCGGGTAAGGGCGACCCGCCTTCTTCGCCGTGGCCTTGGCAGACGCCTTCTGCCCGGCGCTCAGTGGCGTCGATTTCTTTTTTGGGTTCGGCTTTTCCCAGACGGGTTTCATTTCTGTTTCAGAGCCTTTGCCAGCGCGGCCATGTTGGACTTGCCGCGATCTACAGGGGTCTTGACGGGGCCGCCTTTTTTGTAAGCGAGCAGTTTAGGCGGGAGTTGCTGCTGCATGAGGCCGACCCGTTTATCCATTGCGGCACGTTGAGCAGCGCGCTCAGTGAGGGCGGCGCGTTCGGCTGCGGCGGCACGGGCGCGGATCACTTCAGATGCCGTTGCGCGAGGACGATTCAGTTCCTCAAGTGCGGCAGCGGCACGAGACGCGAGACTCGCGATGGGCCGCGCGTTCTGGAGTCCATCCCTCGGCTCGGTGCGCGCAACGGCAGGTTTCGCAGGGGCAACTTTCGGCTCTGCGCGCGCAACAACAGCGGCAGGCTTCGGGCGCGGAGCGGTGACAACAATCTCAGGCCCGGTCGTCTCTGCCATTTTCGCAGCAGGCTTCGCAGCAGCAGGCTTCCGAGCCGGAGCAGAGTCCTCACCCTTCAACTGCGTGCCGTAGCGACCACCGTTCCAAGAGAACTCTTTCAAGCCGGCGCGGCGGGCGGCTGCAAATGCCTGACCGAACGTGGGGCGCCGTGCAACCGTCGGCGTCGAGAAGTCTTCCCGCTCAAGAGCGCGCAAATCTTCACCGCGACGGGCAGAAGATTCGAGCGCAAGGGATTCCTCGGCTCCAATGCCAAGGCGCGGAACGTCAACCATTCCACCCTCGGCGTATTTCTTGCGCGGCTTAGCCTTCATTGGCAGGGCTTCTTCACTTTGCCGCCCATCTTATACATGCCGGGCATCTTTTTGCCCTTCACGATAGGCTTTGCACCCTTCGGCATCGGCTTCGTCTTACACTGCATTGGAACCTCCAGCATTCATTGTGGCAATAGCAAGGCGCGCCTGACGGTCGCGGTCAGCTTCGTTACTATCGGCTATAATCTTCGACGTGTCAACTGCCGCGTTGATCTGCGCGACCTCAACCTTCGTTTTCGCGTCCAGTGCCGCCTTTTCCGTAGCCGCCGCGACCTTCATCTGCTCGGTCACAACAATCGGGTCGGGCTGCGGCTGCGACTTATACTGCGGCGCAAGCTGTGTCATCGCCTGAGCGACCATCATTGCCAACTGGTTCTCGATTTCAGGAGGCATTGGCTGGCCCGGAGGCGGAAGCGGCTGACCAATCAACTGCTGCACCTGCTGGCGAACGCGCCAAGCCATGTGTTCATTGATGTGCGCCTGCAATGACGGGTTCTGCTCGGCCAATGGCATGTGAGACGCAATGTGCGCGTCGTGATCCTGGTATTCACCGGCCACCAATGGCTTGCCAACCATGGCGTTCATGTTCTCGGACAGCGGATCGAGCGGCGTTGCCGGCGGCTGCTGCTGCGGAGCGGGCAACATGCGGGCAATGCGCTCGGAATCAAGCCCAATCTCGGTGTAATAGTTCTCCAGAGACGCGCGGAGGTCATGAACCTGCGGGAATTGCTGGGCCATGCGGACATAGCCCTCGGCTTTCACCATGCGCTGCGTCGATGATGCCACGCTGGGGTCGCTGACGGGGATAACGTCGATGTTATTCAGGAAATCCTGCCGCATAATCGCAGCCTGACCACCCTTGACGGGGAAAGGATATGGCGTATCGGACAGATTCTCACCGAACAGGTCGGCAATCGCCTTCAATTCCTTACCCAGCGACCGATGCTGACGGCGCAATGTTCCGCTGCGGACGAGGTTCGCGGCCTCCATCAATGCAACAGTCGTGCCAACAGGTGCGTCCTGCCGGCCTTCGCCAACCGCAATCTCGGTCGTGTTCGCCAATCCGCGCCCGGACTCACTCACAGCGCCCACGAGTTCCATCAGAACAGGGTCAGCGCCTGCATATGGCAGCGGCATGAACACGTTCTGCAAGGGCTGGCCGCCGGTATCGACTTCCTTGAACTGGCCCGGCGCAATCGTGAAATCATTGTCTTCGAATCGGATACCCTTCGCGCGCACGCCGCCGGGAAAATTCTTCAGCGTCGCAGAGTCGATCAGGTTCCGCTTACCCATCGTCGCCGCAAGTGCGCTGTTGCCCAGCAGGTGCGCGTATCCGATGCCGTAGAACCCGAAGCCGGGCATGAATCGCCAATGGATCAGGCCATTCTTCGGCAGATAGGCTTCGTCGCCTTCGCGCCAGTTGCGGCGAATGGCTAGAACGTCCTGGCTGTCCTTCTCGATTGACACGATATAGGGCAGCGGCAACCCTTCTTCGTGTTCAAAACCCTTCAGGTCGAGATAGCAGTAGACCTCATACACGTCGTATTCGTCGTGAATATCTGCCGCATTGGTCACGCCCTGCGTATCATCAACCGCATCCTGAATCGCGTCGTCATTGTCGCCGGTCGGCTCCATCAGGTCGATGTCACGATAAACGCCACCGATCATCGCAGCCTTCATGGCGCGCTTCGTCATCGGCTCGATGCATGTGTAGCGCGGGCAGGACTCAAGGTCGGTTGCGCCCCACGGAACGATGACGTGGTTCGGCGTCTTGAACCGCGCAACAGGCCGCTTCAGCGTCGGGTCTTGATATGGCTTCGAGAACACAGACCCGCACAGCGCGAGCCACATCATCATCTGGTCTTTCTCTTCCAGATACTCCGGTGCGAGTTTCGTCAGGTATAGGTTCATCCACGCTTCAACCCGTGAAGCCTGGTCTTCCAGAGCGCGGTTCGGAACGCCCGTGATTTCAACCTTCACCGGCCCCTTCGCGGGGAACAGTTCGCTCATTGCCGTAGACTGCCAGCGAACGACAGCTTCTGCCATAAGCGGATCGAAGATGCCGCACGCGCCGTCAAACGGCTCCGAACGTTTTTCGATCTTCAGGCCCATCAAGTCCATGCCGGTCGCCAGCATGTCTTCCCAATCCTTGCGGGACTGACGGTCGTTTTCCGTTCCTTCGAGCAGCGCCGACGCGAGTTCGTCTAGGTCGCTCTCGTCAATGAACTCTGCAAGGTTCGCGCTATGCACCTGCGCGTCCACCGAAAACACAGCCTCGATCATCGGCTCAAGGTCAATCTCGACCCCGCCATCCGGCAGTTCCAGCACTGAAACGCCGTCAACCATCTCAGGCTGCGGCGATGGCAGTTCGATTTCGGTGATGTCGTCTTCGTTTTCCATCAGTCTCTCACACGCAGGACGTGAACCGGGCCTCGCGTAGCAATATCATATTTGCAAGCGATAGTCACGGCTTCTTCTGCTGTTGCCCCGGCAGCCATTGCTCCGATGGCGACCGCCTCGCCGGAGCCAAGGGCATAGAAGTCCGTGTCAATCTTTGTGCAGCCCTCGTTCCAGCAGGAGTAGATGTGTCCGTGTTTATTGACAAACAGAATCTCAATGTCGCTCTTCAGAAACTTCAAGCCGCCAGGCGGAGGAGCGAAGTCAAGGACGCAAGCCGCAATCTCGTGCGCCATTGCCCCGTTCATAGAAATGGAGCCGGCAACAGATGCCGCCCATCCATCACCGTTGACCGCTTTCATGACGCTTCCGAAATACTTCCCGCTCCCCGTAACGGCACTGTCTACCGCGAGGATGCCGTCTTTATATGCAATGGTGGTAATAAATAATATCCTACCAATAAAACCCACGCCGCTCCGAACCGCTGTCCGGCTCGTTGCGAGGATCGTCCGTATGATAGACCCAGCCGCTATCCATAACACGATGGAACGCCTGTGTCATCGTGTCGATCAAATCTCGACTATCACTCGCCGGGAACTGCCCGCACTGGTCAACAAAGTCCTGCGCGAACGGTCGCATGTCCTCATACAGCGGCGGCTGACCCGGCATCCAGACCAGCCCATTCTCGATCAGCGGTGTAATCAGTCGCACGCGGGCAACCTTGTCGCCTTTCTTGTCCGGGTTAAACGGCGTCGCCATGACACCGCCTCTCCGCAGGTCGCGGATCAACTGATCGCCCGTAGCCTTCGCTTCCACCAGAACCATGTCAGGCGTTGCCGGCTTTCCATTGCGCGGCACCTTCTCGTTGACATCGAGATAATCCGCCGCCAACCTCTGCGCCATCTTACGGACTTCGTGATATTCCTTCCGCCCGCGCCAGACCGACAACAGGATCAGGTTCGGCGTCTCGGTTTCATCCTTGAACACGCCCCATGTTGTGCAGGCGCTATATGCCGATGCCTTCCCCGGCGTCAGCGCGGTATCCCACGATTGAATTGTAAATTCCATTTTCGGCGGCGACGGCGAGCGCCACGTCTTGAACCATCGGCGGTCGATGATGCCGCCTTCGTCCACGATAGGCGTCTGCTGATACAGTGACGCCCACATGCGGGCGGTCATGCCCTGCGAGCGTTTCAGTTTCTCCAGATATTCAATCGGGAACTGCTCTGGCCATAGCGCCTCGCCCGGCTCCCGGCCCAATGGATCGTTCTCGCCAGCAATCGCCGGCAGGATGATGCGAACCCATTTATCGCCCGTGCCCGCGTGCTCGTCCGCATCCAGTTTCCCGAAGTGGTCGCCAAGGTGCCAGCGGGTTCCGATCAGGATGATTGGTGTGTCGCCCGACTTAACGCGCGTCTTCAAATCGGCGTTAAACCATTCCCACAACTTCTTGCGCTGCGACTCGCTCTCGGCCTGCTCGATGCCCGACAGAAGGTCATCGCCCAACAGTATATCACCGCGCCGGCCCGTGACCGATGCGCCGACAGCCGTGGCCAGATAGCCGCCGCCCTCGTTCGTGTTCCATTCCGCCGCCGCAGATTTATCCGTGCTGACGCCGCTCTCTGGAAATGCCCTGCGATGCTCGTCAGATTTTATGATGTTCCGAACCCGCAGGCCGAACGAATCCGAAAGCCCTTGCGTGTGCGCCGCGCTGATGAACTGCTTCACCGGGAACCGCGACAGATACCACGCCGGGAAGTGCTGCGACGCCGAATGCGATTTTCCGTGACCAGGTGGAAGCGAAATCATCAGACGGTCAATCTCGCCGTCCGCCACCCGCTGCAACTGCTCGCAGATAAACCGGATATGCCTCGGCAACGGCCTGCCATCGACGTATTCCAGATACGCCGCAAACGATTCGCGCGCACGCTTCCGACGCTGAATCTCTCGGATCAGTTCTGCGGCGCGGTCGCGTGGGGCTGCGTCAGTCGCCGCCAACACCGTAAACCCCATCCTCACCCCGCGTCAGCGTCACCACGCCGTCATCCATCAGTCGCTTCAACTCCAGTTCCAGCGCCTCCATCGGCATCTCCGTCACCTTCGTCGTAAACGTCACGTTTACATTCTTCTCCATCAACCCAAGCAATTCCGCCTGCGCCTTCTTCGCAGACACTGCCGGCGTGAACTCGCCCTCGCGCATCGCCTGCTCGTAGATTTCCTGAAAATCCTCGGTGATCGCCTCGCGCGTATACGGCTTGATATTACCGCGCTCCTTCTCGAACGCAGCCTTCTCCTCCTCGAACCGCGCGAACACATCGGGCCGCGTCAGCAGTATCTCACCCCACACGCCCATGCGATACGCCGGGTTCTGCACGCCACTGCGCTGTATCGCAATCGTCAGGCTACCCGTCCGCGCATACTCCCGCGCAAACTGGAACAGGCGAGTCTCGTCGTCGTATGGTGCGGTCAGCGCGTTCATTGGGTCAGCGCGTTCATTGGGTTATCTCGCCCACACTCACCCACCAGACCGGACAGGCTTCTTCCCGTAAATCCTCACCGTCTGACCACGGAAGTTCGCCACAAACGCAACGTCCTCCGCGCCGAGGTCAAGTTCGTCGTTGTCCAGAATCAGCACGCCAGCAACAGGCCCCTTAGGCTCCCACTGGACTTCCGCTGAATGAAACAGGCGCTCCACGCCATCTGCGTATTTTACGTTTACTGAGAACATTAACCGTTATCCTATGTGTGCGTTATTATTGGATTCAGCATACACAATATGTAGCCGGTGTCAATAATTTTATGGGGGTGGGGTCGAAAAAATAGGGGTGGGGGTCTGAATTGATGGGGTGGATTCTAGGGAGTGGGAGCGTGGATGCGAGAGGGGGTATAGTATTGTGAACCTCCGGCCTGGTCGCGAATTGGGTGGTGGGGAGGGAGGGAGGGGATGCCACCCCTTGCCGATTGCCCCTCTATGTATAGCTGCGCCACCCCTTCCCCCTCCCCCATTTTTGTCTTGACCGAATCGCGAATCGCAGGCAGCAATATGGAACGCCGCGAATCGGTGGCGATAGAAGGAGACGGAACATGAACATTCAGCAAAAGCTTTTTGATATGGGATTTATCACTGAATCCATGGGGGGCGGCCTGCAAGCCATGATATGGCGCGGCAAGACTCACATATGGGTAGCAACGTCATGTGACGGCGGGGAATTGCCTGAATCTGATTCATGGTTGGTTTGTGAGTATCTCAACAGTGACTGGGACGAGGGACTTGAAGACCAGCGCGCCTTTGATTCCGAAAATAATTATTTTTCGGACGTTGTGGCCAGCATGCTGGAGTCCGAAGCATGATTGACCGCTCAGAAGTTAGCCGCGCCATGGCAAAGGCTATCGCTTACAAGCAATGTGGCAAGCAGCGGGAGGCTGAACAATGGGCGCGCGAATTGATTCGCCTGCTGCAATGCGCTGACATTTTGAAGGAGTCCGAAGCATGATTTCATACAACAAGAGTCCGGGCTATGTCCCTATGTCACCATTGCCGGCCGGTTATGGATACCGTGCCACGCAATCGGGCTTGCGGATCATGCGGCCTGATGGGGGCATGTTTCCCGCGCCTTATGATTGCCTTGCCGATATTGAGGCCTGGGAATCTGGCGCAATGTCTGATCGTGCTTTGCTGGCGCTGCTGGAGTCCGCGTCATGAAAACCGCCCTAGCATTCTTGGTTTGGGCCGTGTTCGGATTCATCATCGCGCGCTCGCTTGCGTTGCCTGCGGTTTATTGCGATGCGGTTGAGTCGGCTGGAAGGCATCGGCAATCTGAGCGGCTGCTGAGCGTCTGGGCCTAACAATCAAGAGAGAGAGAGAGGAGTCGAGACTATGGCTTATTTTTGGATATTGTATGGATTGCGTGGTGAAAAACTGTGGAACGG